GACGATAACGTCCACCGTGCGGACCAAAACGAAAGATGAAAGTCTCGACCGGTCGCTTAAGGCCTCAACCTACATTTACGAGGTTCCGAATCTGAACCAGGCGCAGTGCCTGGCGAAAGCCCAGCAGCTCGCATTGGATATCTCGCGACACGAACGCTATGCGAGGGTGAGCATTCCGTCGCTGGCGCTGATGAACCCGCAGACGCTGATCGCGGTATCTGGCACCGGCACGGATTACGACATCACCTATTTTCCACTCACGGTCACCTATGAGGTGGCCACGGAATGCGGCGCCGTGACAGTTGTCGAGGCCAAATATTCCTCCCCGCTGGATATATTCGACGCCGTGTCCGGGCAGCAATTGGCAGGTGCGCCGTGAGCTTCACGGATGCGCAGCGCCGCGAGATTGCCGCGATCGCATCGCTCTCGGCGGCCAACCGATCCGGCATTGTGACCAGCTGGCAGGCCAGCCCGCCAATGGCAAAGGTGCAGATTATGCCTTGGGATCCGGCGGATGGGACGGCGCCTGAAACCGGGTGGATACCGGTGCTGTCGAGCGCTGCCGGGTATCTCGGGCTTGGCTGGCGGGTTTTGCTGCCGCCGATGATCGGGGCTCAGGCGTTTATTCAGCCGGAGGTTGGCGATGCGCAAAACTGGGTGATTACCGGGTTTTATTTCTCCGATATTGATCCCGCGCCGAGTGGCGCGCAGCCGGGCGAAATTTTGATCGAGAATGAGAGCGGCGCGCGCTGTTACCTGCAAGCCGGCGGGGCGATCTCGGTGGTGACGCCGACGCTGAATATCGCAGCACCGGGGGGCGGAGATGCGACGGTCAATATAACCGGTGCCCTGAACGTCTCAGTCGAAACGACGACGGCCGGGATCGCATTCACGCCGCATACGCATCCCTATATTCCGGGCGGAAACCCGCCAAGGCAGAGCGGCGAGCCGCAAGGATAAGCAATGGGTGATGTATCGCATGTCTACGGTGCCGACATCGAGCTCAGCGCCGGTGGCGATTTTTTATATGTTGCCGATGAGACGCAGCAGCATGTGGTCAAGCGATTGCTGACCGCGGCCGGCGCCGATATTTGGAATCTCGCTTATGGCGCCGGGCTGGGACAGTTTGTTGGACAACCGGTCAATTTGCCGGCGATTACCAATGCGATTCTGTCGCAGATATTTCAGGAGGCGAGTGTCGCACAATTGCCCAATCCGACGGTGACGGCGGTGCAGAACGGTACCGTGATTACGGTGACGGTCACTTATACGGATGCAACGACCGGACAAAGCCAAATTCTGACATTGCCGCTGGGGGACTAACATGCAGCTCTCGCTTCAGACAAAAAGCCAGATTGTGGCGAGCATGACCGCGGCAATTCAAGGTGCTGCGGCAGCCGGCGGTTTCACGATTTCAATGACCCCTGGCTCTGCGATGCTGGCCTTTGTCAATGCTTGCGCCGGGGTTTATTTATGGCTGCAATGGTTGACCACGCAGGTGTTGAGCGCCGCCAGGCTGGCAACATGTTCCGGCAGCGATTGCGATTTGTTCTGCGCGGATTTCGGTTTTAATCGGATCGCCGGTGCGCCGGCCGCCGGGCAGGTGACGTTTGCGCGCTATAGTGCTGCCCAGCAGGCGATTATACCGGTTGGGTCGACGATAAAAACCACCGATGGCACGCAGAGCTTTGTGCTTATAGCGGATAGCACGCAGGCGGCGTATTCGGCGGCAGATTATGCCTATATAATTCCGGCCGGCGTTGTGAGTATTACCGCGACGGTGCAAAATACCGTCGTCGGGGTCGTCGGCAATATCGTTGCCGGGGCGCTTGGGCTGGTGACCAGCAACATTGCCTATGTCGATACGGTGACGAATGCGGCCGCCTTCAATAATGGCGTGAATGCGGAGAGCGATACCGCGTTTAAATTTCGGTTTGGCCTGTTCCTGACTTCGCTTGCCAAGGCCACGCCGATTGCGCTGCAGTCAGCGGTGCTGGGTGTTGCGCAAAATCTGACTTGCGCCGTGCTGTCAGGTTGCCAGGCAGTGGGCGGATCTTTCGCGCCAGGCTACGGCGTGATTGCGGTGGATGACGGCAGCGGTGCGACGCCGAGCGCGGTGTTGGCGGCGGTGGCGGCAGCGGCGACCGGACCTTCGATGCTGGCGCTCGGGGCGGCTTGTGCGGTTGTGCAAGCCCCGGTTATCACCGCCAATATTGCCTTGACGATCACCTGCGCCACATCGGTGCAGAAGGCGGCGGCGGTGCCGTTGGTGACTGCGGCGGTCATTGCCTATATTGCGGCACTGCCGGTCAGTACGAGCAGCGCTCCCGCATTGTTGCCCTATAGTGCGCTTTTCAAGATTGCTTATGGGGCCTCGGCGAATGTGACCAATGTTTCAAGTGTCACGCTGAATGGCGGGACCGCGGATGTTGGCGGCGCCGCAGGTACGGTGGTGCGCGCCGGTACGGTGACGGTGAGCTGATGACCAGCGTTGTATCCAGCACCATCGCGACGCTGCCAACCGGGCAGACCGTCGATTTTCAAGTACGGAATAACGCCGGCGTTCTGACGACGGTCTTGCTGCCGGTATACGACCAGGCTGATTTCTTTGGCCGCCTGCTGCGGTTGTTGCCTGCCGGCTGGTTTCCGGCCACGGCGCCCAGGTTGGCGGCGGTGTTGCAGGCGCCGGCGCTGATGTTCTCGCTCATCCATGGGATGATGGTATTTGCCAAGGCGCAGCAGCGGGTGGCGTTGGCGAGCGGGGCGTTTCTTGATCTGGCCGCGAAGGATTTTTTTGGGCTTGGGCTGCCAAGGCTGGAATATGAACTCGATCCGGCTTATGCGGCGCGGATTCAATATAATCTTACAGCGCCGCGCGGCACCCATGACGGCATGGTCTCGATGCTGCGGCAACTCACCGGCAACACCGCGACGATTTTTCAGCCGAATAACATCGCGGCGACCGGCGGTTGGGCGACACAAAGCGAGCCGAATGCGGGCGGAGGGGTGTTCGCATTTTTTGATGAGGCGGCGGAAGCAGGCGCCGGTTTGTGGGGTTCGATGGCGCTGCCTTGTCAGGTGTTCATCACGATCGAGGCGCCGCTGACCGGGTATTACAGCTTCGCAAATCAAGCGGGTTTATCGATCGAGACTGTACCGGCGATCGGCGGTGGTTATGGGTTCGCAACCCAGAGCATGCCGGCGGCCGGTGGCGGATTGTTCGCTTTCGTGGATCCGGAATCAGTACCCGGGTCGATTACGGATGCGATTATCTATCAGCAAATAGCTGCATGGATGCCGGTTGGCTACATCGCATGGGTGCAAATTACTTAGCGCATCCTCCGGTCAATCGGATATTGCTTTAGACTTTTATTTTTAGCGAGCAATTGATCCGGCCGAATGATTCCATTCGTCCGAACGCCGCTTCAGACGGAGCCATTACATGACGGATCGCGTGATAAGCTACGCCGGCGCACTGCCGCGCGTGGAAGATTTTTTGTCGGTCGGCAAATATGCGATGGTCGGCGTTGGGGCGGTGGCCGAGGCGATACTCGGCCAGAGCACGCAGGTTTCAGGTCTGGCGGTAACCGCCGTTTCGAATACTGCTGTCAGCGGTTCGGCATTCGCCGTCAATGTCGGCCGGGGCTTTCTGTTCTCCTATCAGGAGACGGATCCGACCGCCTATGGTGTGCTGGGGACAGATACCGCAACGAGTGTTTTAAAGACGGGCATTCTTTCGACCGGAGTCAATCTGGGTCTTACCGACGCGGCCCCGGTCTCGGCCGGCTATTCGATCGACTATCTGGTTTGCGCTGCCTTCGTTGAGCAGGATATCAATGAAGTTGTGTTGCCCTATTATAATGCGGCAACGCCGTCGCAGCCGTTCAGCGGGCCTGCGAATAATTCCGCCGCGCAGGTTACGGCGCGGCAGGATACGATTCAGCTGCAGGCCGTGGCTGGAACGCCGGCATTGGCAGGGACGCAGACGATGCCGGCGACGCCAGCCGGTTACGTGGCGTTGTACGTTGTGACCATTAATAACGGCGATACCGGAACGGTTGGCGGACAGATTGCGCTGGCGCCGAACGCCCCATTCATCAATTCGGTGGCTGGGCTGACCGAAATCATTCAGAGCGGTTCGACAAATTATGCGGTCGCAGGCGGCAGTGCGAATATTATCACGCTTGCGTTGTCGCCGGCTTTGACCGCGTATCAGGATGGGATCTGGGTCGCGTTCAAGGCGGTGGAGACGAATACGGCGGCGACCTTCATGAGTATCAACGGACTTGCAAACCTTCCGGTTTTGCAGGGCGGCGTGTCGCTTTCAGGCGGTGAGATACAGGCGGATTGGGCCTATGGCGGATTTATTCTATCGGGAAGTTTCCATTTGCTGGAGTCGGGTGCCGGTCCGGTAAATATC